TTACTAAACTTAAGGTATTGTTTTCCATCAGAATATTCTATCTCCGCCCAAGTCTCAGCCACCATTCTAAAACCTTGCGGCACTTGATCAGGGTAGGTTTCTCTAAAGTATTCGTCAGAGGATTTTACAGGTAATTTAACAACTGTATCATCATCTTCCCATCTTTCTTGTGATAGGTAGGTTGAAAAATGCGGAATAAACTCAGGACTAGAGGCTTTATCAACGATTCTATTATATTTTTCAATAAGGATATTAGCATCAACTTTGTTTTTAATGTTTCTATATTTTTGTAATGCAACTTTCTTACTTCCCCTCTTAGCCTTTAAACTACTCCATATCGTGTTAAATTCATCTATATATATTATATCTTTGTTTATTATTTTATTATGTTTGTTGCCACGAGGTTCGCCATTTGATTTGCCATACCCATCTTGGTAATCATCATAATTGACTATTTTTATAGTGTTTGGGAAGTCTGCTGATTTGCCCTGTGATTTGCCGAATGATATGCTGTTGAATTTAACTAATTTATCTAAATAGTGGCGTGTTTTAGATTGTGTCCAACCCCACGCTTCAGCCATATACGATACTGAATGACAAAGTTCTCCTCGTTGTAATTTTATTGTTTGTGTACCAATGGAAAAATCTCTTTCAGCAAAACTAGCTTCTAGCAGTAACCACAACCAAGCACCAACTTCACAAAAAGTTCTATCTCGTTTATTTAGAGCAGGGTGATTTAATATAGCCCTATTGATCTTTATATATCCTTGCATAAGTCTTAGCCCTTTCTTCTAGCTGTTTTATTACAGCGTCATTATTAACTTTCTTACAAGGTGACATTATTACTAGTTCTTTCGCTAAAGTAAAAGGATTTATGTCAAATTTATTATAAAAAGTTTGCTCTCCAATATCGGTCTGCATTTTATGGTATTGGTAAGTAAAAGGAAGTGTTAGATAATCACTTGGTTTTAATCCTGTACCGCCATCACTTAGTATTCTTATATGACACGCTTGGCTTGGTTCTTGCTCGGATATGTAACAAGGTAATGATCTAATGAAGTTTAAATGCTTAACAGATCGAATGATATTTTTCATAAAAATAGTAGGGTAGCTAAAATGAAAGGGCGAATTTTCGGAGGTCAGCTACCCTAAAACCTTTATAAACCCCCAAAAAAACAAAGTCAATAAAAGGTCTTTACAAGATATCAATAATTATTAATATTAGCTTAATTTGTTTAGTGTACAAATTAGAGGGAGTTGCTTAGTTGTAACTCCCTTAAAAAAATAGAAAGGGCAAAATCAATGATGACTAAAACAGAAGAAGCTAGATTGCTTAAAACAGAAAAGCAATGGAAGTATAACACCTCTGAAAATCAAGAATGGAATTTTCAAAAATGGTGGCGATGGACAAATGACGAAAAGAAAGTATGGAAAGAAACATTATATGATGAACAGAAAGCAAGATTGGTATGGGAAGAAGCTATATTCCCTAAACTTGATGTAGGTGATTATGAGAAGTAAAGTTTACTATGACTCTATGTATGAGATCGATCAAGACAAAGACCAAAGAATAGTAAAAGAATATTTAATATTTTTAAATTTAATAACTAAACTGATAAGGAGTTTATAATGCACCCTAAAGATCCAAGACAACACGGGTGGAAGTATAAATCATTTAATTATAATGATATACAACACGCAGAAGTAAAAGCTGATCTAAACTTTATTACCAAAGTAACAGGTGGTAAGGAAAAGATCATAGTTAAAAACTTAATTAATCAAGAAAGAAAGAGGTTAGAAAATGAACAGGGCGATCATAATATTAATACTGCTTAGTCTTACCGCTTGTGCCAGTACCCCTATAATCGACAGTAGAGGTGGATCAGGCAACATAGCTCACGATGCAGAAAGGCAACACGATGACTTATATACTTGTTTAGCCATAGCTGATGATAATACCAATGATTTATTAGAAGCTACTAAAAAAGGCTATAATTGGGTGCTTAGACCTAGAACATTATGGTTGATGCCTGAGTTAAAAGATAAGAAAAAAGAAATCGTAGAGAACTGTATGACAGGGAGAGGACATCAGATATTAATATGGAATTAACTATAGATAAAACTACCGAGCATATACGCTATGTATGTGTGGAGTGTAAAGAAGCCTGTAAACAAGATTATATAAACGAGAAAAGTGTATGTCGAGATTGTGATAATGCTTTTTGCGAGTTAGGAGAAATAGATGTTTAAACACGGATATATCTTAAAAGAGTACAAATTCACTAGGCGGCAATATAAAGCATTTATTAAGTGGATTAATGGTGAAGAATTAGATAGTTTTGATAAAGGCGGTCTAAAGGGTGCTAAACAAAAAATAAAAGAGGGCGATAAAAATGAATAATTACTTTACTCCTTTTGGGAGATTAATGATGGCTATAATTATTATACTTATAGTTGTAATAACAATGGTGCTGATATGAGTGTATTAATAAATTATAGACATTCACCAAGCAGTTTAAACTCGATTAGAAATGCACCACAACAATTTGTAGCAAATAAAGTGTTTGGTATTAGGTCTAAAGCTAATGATAAAATGAAGCGTGGCACTATAGCTGAGTATGCGTGTAGATTCTTACTAGCTAAAGATCCAAGCGATAAACACCTAATGAATTATATTTCTAAGTGGTGGGCTAGAGAGCAAGGTGAAGATGATAAAAACATTCAATGGATTTTTGATTGTGCTAAATTGTTTACACAAGGCTTAGAAGAACGACAGCTTAAACGACCTGAAATTTATCAAGAAGCATTTACCGGTAAACTACCTTTTTTAAATTATAATTGTATGGGTTATGGTGATTTTACTTATGTCAATAGTGGTGAGCCATATCTTACAGTAGACTTAAAAAGTACAGGTCAAATGCCTCGAGAATATAAGAACGATAATTACTTACAACAATGCTTTTATTATGGTTTATCAGGTAAAAAAAGACGATTTGCTCTTTTATATGCTACCAATAAGAAGTATAGTTATTTCGAAATATCGAAAGAAGAATTAGAAAAAGGGTGGAAAATTGTGCAATACAATATGAAGCATTTAGAACGCTTAGATACATTGTGCAAAACCAAAAAAGATTGGGTTGAGATGTTTCCATATCCTGACACTAATAGTTTCTACTTTAATGATAGTGGAGATTACAACGAAAAAATAAAACAACTATATGAGGAGATAATATGAGTGAAACAATAAAATGCGAAATAACAAATGTGAAAATGTTTGATAATAGGGCATCTGTATCTATAAAAACTATGGGTGAATTGCCAACAGATTTAGAAAATTCTAAATCTTATTCTGACCAATATGGACTACAATATTCTCAATTTTTAAATGATGGTGATTTACCACCATATGTAAAAGTTGGGACTAAAATAGCTATTCCTTATTATGTTAATAAAAATGGTTATATGGCTTTAAGTCAGTATGATGAGGTTAAAGTGTTAGAAGAAGCTAATGTTGTAGATAAAATTAAAGATGCTTTTCCTGATGCTACACTAGAAAACATACCTGATGGATTAGATGAGTTAGAAAAAGAAACTGACTTTCCTTATGGTGCTAATGAAAAAAAACCAAATGGAACAGATAATGGGGTTAAACAACGCTTTGATTCTGATGAATATGGTATATCTCTTAGAGAAGATATTAGCCCAGAAAAATATGCATTTGCAGAATTATATTTGAATGAATATGAACAAATAGGCAAAATAGTAAAACCTGATTTTGACCTTAGAAAATTAGATGAAAGAAACTTTAAAGATATTATTACAGGTTGTAAAATAGCTATGACAAATAAGTTTGGTAATTAGAAAGGTTTATGAGAGGTTAGTTATTCCCCCCAGTTAGATTCGCTAACCTCTCGCCCATTGTGAAAAAATTAACAATAATATCATTAGGTGCAGGTGTTCAATCGACCACTATGGCTTTGATGGCGGCTAAAGGATTAATTGAACCTTATCCTGACGCTTGTATTTTTGCAGATACTCAAGCTGAACCTGATGCGGTAACAGAACATTTGGAATGGTTAAAGACTGAATTACCATTTCCTATTTATGTAGTAAGCAAGGGCAATTTAAGAGAAGATACTCTTAATGCATTAAAACCTGATGGCAATAAATTTGTTACTATTCCAGTGTTTTCTAAAAACCCACACACAGGTAAAAAAAGCCTATTAATGCGGCAATGTACCAATGATTATAAGATACAAGTTATAAAAAAGAAAATAAGAGATTTGCTAGGTTTAGTAAAATATCAAAGAGTTAAAAAAGATACTGTAGTCGAGCAATGGATAGGAATTTCAATGGACGAAATTAGCAGAATGAAACCTGCTAGAGATAAATGGATTACCAATAGACACCCTTTAATTGAAATGCGAATGACTAGGAAAGATTGTAAAGATTGGTTATTTGAAAATTATCCGCAAATAAACACCCCACGATCAGCGTGTACTTTTTGTCCATTTAGAAACAAAGCTGATTGGATAGATTTAAAAAAGAATAAGAAAGAATGGCAAGAAGTTGTTGAATTTGATAAATTAATTAGAGATGGTGGCAATAAAACAGAAGATAAAATATTTTTACATTCTAGCTGCAAACCAATAGATGAGGTTGATTTTGATGAAAAAGAAGATCAATATGATATGTTTAATAATGAATGTGAGGGTATGTGCGGAGTTTAATTGAAACTTTAATAGATGTTGGATCAGGATTAATATTGGCAACATTAATTCAACTTTTGGTATTTCCTTTATTTGGATTACACCCTACTATTAAAGATAGTTTTGCTATTGCACTTATTTTTACAACAATATCAATTTTTAGGTCGTGGTTTTGGCGATTAATATTTAAGAGGTATTTATGAATACACTACAAGAATTAAATGAACTAAAAGAAGAAACTCGTATTCTTAGCAAAAACGCTAGGGACGCTAAAGCAGGTGTAGATTCTTTATTACGACAGCGTGAAAGATTAAAGGCTAGGCTATTTAATAAGCATAGATTTAATGCAACTGTTAAAGACGCTGAAATGAAAGGTAAAGCTGATACTGAGTTAGCTGAATTTGATAAACTACTTGATGCCGCAGAACTTGAATTAAGTGATAAGTGGTCAGAGTACGAAACCCATAAGATCCATATTGAATTATTACGAGGTTACAATTCCACTAAGAGGGCGGAGTTACAACAGGGCATATGATAGATAATGAATTAAAAGTTATTAAAGTTTTAAATCAGGGAATGTTTAAGCTAAGTCCGTTGAAGTTAAAATCAGATGACCAATACTCTTTCAATGACGCTTATAATAAAAACATCATAGCAGAACTAAAGCACCGCCAATTTGTCTTAGGAACTTATCCTGATTATATGTTGGAGAAAGATAAGTATATGAGATTAATGGATATAGCCTGTTCAACTCGCAGGGTTGCGTATTATGTTAATTCATTCGACTCGGGTGAAATTGTTGGGTGGTCTTTGCAAGGTTTACATAGACAAGGTGGGTTAAATTGGGAAAAGAGATTGTGTCCTAAAACTACTGAATTTAGTGACAATGATAAAATAGAAAAAACTGTAGCTTTTTTAAGCCTAGATCACGCCTCATTATGGGGTAATTTGCCTAAATCGATTTAAAGCCCTCTAATAGGCTTATACAAGCCTTTTTACCTCACAGATACTTGGTAATAAACCTACTCTTTATATAGCCCTATATGAGCCTTATATGGCGTTCTAATTATGGAACATTAGAGCAACATTAGTAAAAAAAAGTAAAAAAAAGTGAAAATAATGTTTTATTTGTTTGCAGATATTAACAAATGTTGATATGGTTATTACATAAACAAACGAAAGGCGAATAAAATGTTTCAACCAATAAATAACTTAATTAGAGAAGATAAGCCTCAATATCTGAAAGTAGAAAAAAAATTCAAAATACCTACTTATGATGTATTGAAAAAGCAAGATCGTACTGATCTGATTCATATTATCGAATGTATTAAATTCGATTTAATTACTGAGCAGAAAAGAATGGGATTGCTTAAAGAAGAAATAGTTAAATTAAGAAAGGGCAAATAAAATGATTAACGAAAATAAAAAAGTAAATTGGGTATGCGAAATTGTTAGTGGTATCACAGGCAATAGAATTACCAAAGACGATATCGAAGCAGTTGATGATGTTACTGCGGAAAAACTTTTAACAAAAAAATGGAAAAAAGTTAGACCACATTTAACTGCACACGTTATTTGGGAACAATCTGAATTAGCGTGGAATAATAAAGAGCATTATATAAATGTTATGGAATCAGTTTATTATGAAGCTATAGTATCTGAAAATTCAATAGCAGGTAAAAGATAATGGAAGCACTATTATATTATTTCTTACTACCATTTCTAGGATTACTTATTGTAGTCCTAGCGGTGTTATATATTAAAATGTTTAAAGATGAGTTTGGGGAGTTATAAAATGATAATTACTAAAAACGAAAAGGATTTTCTATCTTATACATATTTAGAAATGCTGGGTGATGATACACAACTATTTAAATATCATCATAGAAAAAGATTAGATGATTATTTTGGATCTGATTATTCTAATAGAAAAGTTAGATTGACTTATCGATTAATTGATTGTTTATATGTTATTATTCGATCACATTCTGCACCAGATGTAGTACAAGATAAAATTTATTTAAATGAAAAACAGTTTGATGATTTAGCAAATAAGATAAAAAAATATTTAGATGTTAATTAATCGTTAATTCGTGGCTCTTGGTTGAGAAGTTCTTAGCCAAGAGTTCTCGATCTTCTATTTCTCGATATTCATAAAAACAATCTATATTAACTTTCTCCGCATAGATGTTGTCTTTGTTATCTTTAATTAAGCGTTCTAAATTTATAGTCCGTTCTAAGGTAGGGTAATAATCTAACACTTGGTATTGAGCTACGACTTCATTTAAGATTGTAATCGTTAAAAGGGATTCAACTAAAGTAAAAATATTTGCAGGGTGATGTAATACCACCTTTATCTTTTTCATTTTTTCTTACTTAAATAATCAGCCCCACGCAATCCGTATATTGCCGAGCATATACCAATAAATAATCCTTGATACCAAAAAGGTAGATTAGAAAATTTATCAAAAAACATATCTATCTTAGCTTGTATGTTTGGATCATCTGAGAAAACTGACCATATTAAAAGTAAGACAGGCATTGATATTAAAATTAAAACAAACTCGTCTTTATATCCGTTGTTATTGTCTTGTCTTACAATCTTCTCCAGTTCTATTTCTCCATTAGCCATCTTCTGCGTATGCAATAATTCAGCTTCAGATAATAATATCTTTTGTTTTTGTCTGTTGGCAAATACTGATGCACCTGTCTTTAAAACTGTTGGTAGTAATGATAACCACATTATTTTATATTCCTTATAAGTGTTGAAAGTTCATAGGCTCTAGCAGGTGTTTGTTTAGCCCATCTACTGTCTATCATTTCATCTGCGGCTTTGTTGTAATCTTCTTCCTGTAAGCCTTCTATAAACTTTATAAATTTCTTTAATCTTGGCAATCCTAATTGGAACGCCATTTCTATTAATACTGATTCCACCATAGGATCATATGGTATGTCTTTATCTTCTAGTAAATCGTGAGCATTGTTAAATGCAATATTATAATCTTCTTCAAATACGCCTTGTAACTGTTCAGGTGAGTATATCTCCCCAACAACAAAATTATCTTTTTCTAAAACTAAATGACCATAGCCCACAGTTTTATAGCCGAGTGTGTCCTCGTAAACTGTAGGACTAAAGCCCTCGTGAGATTTTATTCTTTGTTTAGTGTCAATCATTAGAATATAACGATTGCTCCTATTGCTACTATTGCAACTACCCAAAGTGAAACTTTGATGTTAGCTACTTCTACTGCTTTTTTTATTATTTCCATAATGTTCTCCTATTTGATTTTATACGGATCGGTACTCATACGAGGTGTTTTTTCAGGCTGTAC